ATTATTAAATCAAATGGTTTATCTGGCAACTTTCCCAAAGACTCTGTATTCTCTGCATAAAACACTTGCATACACCTTCCAAATAAAATTTTAAAATATGGATCACTCTTGTCTATTTCCTCACGCCATCCCATTTTTTTTGAACTACTCAACACCCAATTTTTGTTTTGGAGTTCTCTTCGTTCTTCCATGTGTCCATAAGACCAAGACTTAGCATTGCGTTCTGCAACTGAAAAATTTGTGATAGTAGGAAGCTTGTGTGGAGTCAACCATGAGGGAGTGTAGTCATCATGAAAATTATCGTCTGCTCTTATAAAATTATCCCACTTTTCTCTTATATTTGGTTTACCCAATGATCTCCATTTTTTAAGATTGAGTTCTATGTGCTGGTGATGAATAAATGCTTTCTCGTTTGGTCTAGCAATGATGTGACCTCTACAAAATTCACCTGTCTTTGTCCAGTTATAAAATCTTTGGATCGCAGTTATCGGACAAACCATGTCAAACACCATACCGGATGATACAATCATAGCATGACTGTATTTGTCACAAGTGTCTAATACATCATTCAATTCAGTTAGGTAGCAAATCTTTTGATCATGGCCAGTTCCAGACCCAGTAACACCACCAGAGGTTTGCAGTAGTGTTGTCTGTAATTGTTTCTCTGCTGCAAAATCCCATTTCAGAGTTACATAAGGGGGAGCCTTCTTGTTTGGATACATGATAATAAAAACAAGATGTTCAGTTTCTTTTTTGGGTTTTATATTTTCTGTATGTTTTAACCAAAGATTTTTGAAATCATCAAAGCTTTTCATAGTAAGGTTTCCATTCGGGGAACACATCAGTCAAACAGGTTCCTCTATACTTATCACGCTTTGCAACGTCCTCAATCATTCTATCGTGTAAGCTTTGATCAAACGGTGTTTCTGTCAGATAACTTATTAGTTTCATAAAAGTTTTACTATGTTGTGGTTTGCTCTCATTATAAATTTTGTCAATATAAAATTCTCTTATATCTTCGGGCACAGTAGCAATGGTGTAAAGATTATCTCCACCAATAACTAAACTGCCTGTTGCAAAATTATTATACACCTCTGGTTCACTATCCCTAAGTTCGTCTACACCATCAGCAACTTCATGTAAATACCCAACGTTGAGAGAACTGACACAAGTTGCAAACAATATTTTAGTTCTGGGTAGTTTTGCAAATCTTTTAACATTCTCCATAATCTTTGGCCATTTGGAAGGAAAACGAATATAATTATTCTTCTCTCCCCAACACTCAACAGAAACATTTATTTGACAATCTTTAAAGTGTTGAACATATTCAAATACATCTCCCAGTTTGCCCATCTTAGGAGTTAGGGTTGCATTGGTAGTCATAACAAGTCGCATTTGTTTTGATACGCCCAGCTCAATTGCATGATCCATCATTTCATAATTTTGTGGAAGTGCAAGTGTTTCGCCCCCAACAAGTTTCAGCTCAATAAGATTTTTCAATACGTCTGTGTATTGATTCATATCATCTTCTTCGTTGACCCAAGTTCTTCCAGCAAGCCAATGACTTGTCATTCCCTTACCTTTGGTTATACCAATCGCCTCATTCTCTTTTGCATAGGTTGATGAATTAAATGGTCCACACATATTACATTTTAGGTTACAGAAATTGTTAGGTGCGTTATACTCCATAGTAAGATAAAATGGTTCACTGTGGTCTGTATCAATATACTCTTCAAGTGCAGCAGTATACTCTTTGTACTCTCCATGATCTTCATCAAATTTGTCAACATACATCAACCTATGACTTTCAGTTTTTGAATGTTTTTCTTGCTCTTTGCAAACCAGACAAAACTTTTCTGACAGCGGCCCACCGCCCTCTAAAAATTCCTTGCGAAAATCTTTCATTAGTTGTGATTGGTGAACTTCCATTACAGAAGTCTTACCAGATTCTTTGATTTTACGATTTGGCCAATCCTTCAAAACACAACACGGTTTTGTAACCCTATCATGATTAACAACAGCGTTCATAAATGGTTGAGGACAAAACCACTCTAAATCTTTTATTTTAGTCATAGACTGTTTCCTATCTAGTATGGTTGAAAGCAATACTTATTCTCTCTTTGTTGCTTTCATTTGGTTCTACTGAATGAAAGCAGTCGGAAGGAAATAACAACAACCTGTTTGTTTTAGGACTAAACTTTTTAGGTGGATCATAAAGAATTGGATTTGATCTCATTACTGTGCCTTGAAAAACAACATCACCCATATTATCCTCTGGAACAGAAACATAAAAGATACCACTAACTCCTATTGGCTCTACTGGTGGAGTTCTGTCATAATGATCATGTGTGGTATTTGAATGACCATTTCCATTAACATTGATCCACCAGTGAACCATATTCACTGTATTGTCTATTACATGCACATAATGATCAATACATTTCTTGAGAGAATTCGGCATGTCCTCTGGTTCAAGAAGTGCGCTTTGATATCCACCCACGTTAGATTTTCTTCGACCTATTTGTGTGTAGTCTCCAACAATTCGTGACATTGTATCTGTGTAGTCAGGTAGCTCTACTGTGTGGTCTTCAATCATCTAATTCCCTCAATACGTCTTTGCCAAACTGTTTGACCATAGACCGTTTCATCAACTCAATTCTTTCTTTATTCGATCCACCATGAACAATGAAATGAAAACGATTTTCATCAGAGCTGTTTAGTGCCTCATGTGTTACACCATTGTCAAACCAGAAACCAGTGCAGTTTTCAAATGGTAGTTCTTTCTTTGTGTCTACTCTTCGTAGATAACAATTGTCTGGTTGATAGATTGCAAGATTGATTGCAGCAGATATGTTTCTCTGTCTTCCCTCGTTTATTCTTTCATCCCCAGCGTCATGATGTGCAGTGATACTACCGCCTGGTTTTATCAACATGAACCGACAACGCCTATAGTGTTTATGTGGAAAGTCTTCTAGCCACCTCTTCATCTCTGGTGCGACCTCAGCCACTTCAGTCCAACCCCACTTCACCGTATCTTCTGTATA